GATGTTCTTAAATATGATGGCATGAAATCTAAAAGTGGTGTAGTAAATCTTAATGTATTAAATGTTATAGAAAGTAAAGCAGAAAGAGAATTAGTAGTAAAACAAATTGGTAAATTATTAGATGATAATGGAGTAGGTATTATTACTACAAGAGGAGATGATGTTGCAAAAGCAGCATTAAAAGCAGATGGTTCATTAAAAAAGAATGTAAAAGAATTTTCTGATGGTTACATACTTGGATATGGAACTAAAAAACAAACTTTTCAAAAAGGTTTTAGTCAAGAAGAGTTAGAAAAATATGTTAAAAAAATATTAGGTAAAAATTTTAAAGTAGAAGCAATACCTAGTAAATATAAAATAGTTAGTAAATCTAATCCAGGTATTATGATTACTAAATTAAAAGATATTAGTTCTTTATATAAAGGTGGAAGAGTAGGATATAATGAGGGTGATATTGTTATTCCTAAAAAGAAACCTGATGATGCTGTTGTTGTAGAATCACCATATTTAGACGAAGCTGAACAATTAGCAACTAAACAAACTAATAATCTTAAAGTAGATTCTTTAACATTAGATAAAGGAAATGAAATAGCTACAATTATAAAAAATAAATTAGATGAAAGAGGAATAGAAAATTCAAAAAATATTGCAGCAGGTATTACAGGAAATATATTTGCAGAAAATTCAAAGTTTAAATATAATCAAGAAGAAATAGGTGATATAAATACTTTAAAAGATAAAGAAAGAGGATATGGTTTATTTCAATTTACAGATTATAAAAATAAAAAAGGGGAATTAGTAGGACATAAAACTGCATATAAAAAATATTTAATAGATAATGATAAACCAGATAATTCTGAGTCTCAAATTGACTATGTACTAGACAACATCTTTACTAAAGGTGAAGGAAGTGGGTTTGATATAGGAGCAGGAAACAAAGAAAGTTTAAGATTAACATTTCAATCAGGTAATGCTACGAATATAGCTGATATATTCATGAGATTATATGAGAGACCTAAGAGTGAGAGTTCACTACAAAAAAGGATTGATTTTGCAAACAAATTGTTTGTTGACAAGGACTAGGATTATTACTATAATATAGATAAGTAATGCTCATTAGAGGTTACTAACTTAAA